TGGCTTATCATTCCGTGATACCACGAACGCCCTCGCAGTATTCGCGCAAAACGGACTTAAAGGTTCAGACGCTGGAACATCGCTCAAGACAATGCTTATGAACTTGCAACCTTCAACAAAAGGGCAATATCAAGCAATGCGCGAACTCGGGATCATAACCGAGGATGGAGCGAACCAATTCTTCACGGCAGAAGGAAAAATAAAATCGTTCGCAGAAATTTCTCAAGTTTTGAAAGACAAGCTGGGGCATTTAACGGACGCAGAAAAACAAATGGCCTTGAAGACATTGTTTGGTACGGACGCGGTGCGTGCTGCAACTATCGCAATGAACGAGGGAGCAGATGGCGCAAATAATATGCAAGCCGCTATCGATAAAGTAACGGCGGCGCAAGTAGCGGCGGAAAAGCTAAACAACTTAAAAGGGGCTATCGAAGCCTTGAGTGGTTCGTTTGAAACGTTGCAAATTAAGGTCGGGACAGCAGTCTTACCAGTGCTTACAACGCTAGTAAAATACGTTGATAAGTTAGTAGATAAGATTTCCAACTCTAAAGGTTTGCAAACTTTCCTTGACGCTTTAAACTCATTGAATCCAGCTCTTAATCAGTTTTTGAACGGTACAAAAATGACCGAAGAACAAGTGGGCAAATTTCAAGATATAATGGTTAGTTTACAACCGGCCATTATAGGCTTAGTTGGTGCTTTTGCGTTCGGCCCGGCGGTTAGCAATCTCACCTCACTTTCTAAAGGCTTGGGGTTTGCTGCTTCTAAAACGCTAGAATTCGGAAGTGCTTCATCTGGGGCATTAAAAACGGCTAGCGGTTTAGTTTCTAACTTCGCGGGCAAAATGATGGGAATCCCGGGGGCTATCGGAAGTGCTGCTTCACAAGGTCTTTCGATTTTAAGCATGATGACAAGCGGGATTTCTTCAGTTATGGGAGTCGCTCTTGCTGCTATTGGTCCAGCAGCTATTCTCGGGCTTGTTGTCGCTGGTTTAGGTTTAATCAATTGGCAATTTGGCCATCAAATAGATCAGTTACTAAACACAGTAACGACTAAAGGACCACAAATTATTCAAAATCTTGTTTCGGGTATAACGTCAGAAATTCCGGCATTTATCGCTTCTGGTGCGGACTTAATCGCAAAACTAGCGCAAGCCTTCGCTACAATGTTCCCGGTTATCGTTGACGCGGGAATTCAGCTTATCGCTAGCTTAGTTCAAGGGGTGGGGCAAAATGCCGGCTCTTTAATATCTTCAGCGATAACGATTATCGGAACGCTTGTAAATACGTTACTATCAGCATTACCGCAATTACTTTCTATCGGTATGCAATTACTAGTAAACGTGACACAAGGTATTTTGCAGAATATCCCGCAATTACTTTCAACGGCTCAACAAATTGTGACGAACTTTATCAATAACTTGCAAGCGAATTTCCCTCAGATTTTAGAACAAGGGATTCAAATTTTAATGAATGTCGTAAAAGGTATCGTTCAAGCGTTACCGACGATTATTCAGATTGCGACACAAGTTATTGTCGGATTTATCCAAACAATTATCCAAAACTTGCCGGCTATCTTGCAAGGTGGTATTCGTTTAATTGTTACATTAGTTCAAGGTTTAATTCAAGCCTTACCACAAATATATAGAAGCGGTTGGCAGATTATAAAAGAATTGACAAACGGATTCTTTAGCGCCTTGCCTCAGCTAATTATGGCCGGAATTCAGCTTATCGTTCAGCTTGTCGCGTCTATTATTATGGGCTTACCGAAGATATATGAAGCAGCAGGCGAAATTATTATGGGATTCGGTAAAGCAGCGCTCGAGTTTATTCCGAACGCGCTTAAAGGCGTAGGTGAAGCAGTAGGGAACTTCTTCGGTGGTCTTTGGGACTTTATTTCTGGCAAGTCAGAAGAAGGCGGAGCGAAGGTTCAAGCGACAATTAGTGCGACATCGGACCATATCGAAGCTCGAAGCGGAACGACAACGGCTAAAATTACCGCAGACGCTTTTCTTGCGAATACGGGCGTAAGTACGAATTACCAACAAATGCAGTCGAGCGTTAGCACGTCCACGGACGCTATGTTAATGGACGTCAATAATAATATGCTGGGTATTACCGATAGCGCGACGACTCAGACCACGACAATGCAACAGAACGTTTTGTCGAATTTTGGTCTTATGAACGCGAACGGGACTTTGCAAGCTCAACAATTCGCGACAAATAGCGATATGGCGTTTACACAAGCGCAAACAAATGCGACAACTCAAACGAGCGCCATGAGTTCAAACGTTGTTTCAAACGTTAGCGATTTAAACGCAAACGCAAGCTATCAACTAGATCAGTTACTTAATAATGCCAATGCAAGTACGGCTGGCGTATCGACAACCGCGAACACGAACGCCTCTATTGCAAACTCTGGAGTTGTTTCCAATTTCCAACAAATGCAAGCGGGCGCGGCAGTCGCGACAAATGCGCTAGCAACAAGCGCTGAATCTGATTTTAATCGCGTTTCACAAAGTGCGGAACAATCAAGCGCGCAATTATCGCAATCGGTAGCTAAAAATTATCAAGAAATGCAAAATACCGTTACAAAAGCTATGCAAGCAACAGCTCAAGCGGTTCAAACTGGACTTGATAAGATTTCGCAAGTCAGCAATCAAAGCGGGGCGCAGATGGCTAAAACGTTTAATGAAACGTTCAGAAATGTTACAACAAGCGCAACGAGCGGAATGAGTTCTTTTGTCAGCACCATGCAATCGGGGCTTTCTCAAGTAACATCGCTAGCTTCTAGCGCAAATAATAACATTACCGCGACGTTTGGAAGTCTTCCGGGAATGTTAAGTAGCGTCGGTTATAATGCTGGAATTGGTCTATATAATGGTCTTGCTTCAATGGCTGGATCTTTATATTCGCTAGCTAGTAGTATCGCTTCAAATATTGCTAGAACTATGCGGGCTGCTCTTTCTATTCATTCACCTTCACGGGTTATGGATAAGATAGGGGGCTTCACGGGTGAAGGGCTTTATAATGGTATGTCTAGCTGGGTGAAAGATATTAACGACGTATCGAAACAATACGCGCAAGCTATTACCGATCAAGATTACCAAACAAATAGCGTACTCACTACGTCAGCAAGCGTCACAAGTGCGGGCGTTCGTTCTTCACTTGAAAACTTGAGTGACGACGTTAAGAACTCGCAATTATCTGATCGTAAGTTTGAAGTTCATAATGAAATTGTGGGCGATAAGATTTATACAACAATCAAAGAGAAAGACGCTAGACAACAAGCACTTTCTGAATATTTCGCGTAAGGGGGACTCATGGATTTATTGATTGAAAAAGACGGTCAGGCTCGGAGATTGTCTGAGCTGGGCTTATATAATATCACGGTCGATGATTCTTCCCCGGCCGTGGATATTTCGACACGAACGGTAAAAGGTCGCAATGGTCGAATTTTTGACGGCTTGACCTATACCGAAAAAACAATAGAAGTAAAAGCAAGGCTTACCGTCGCAACGATGGAAGCCTTTTTTGATAAAAAAGACGAATTGAACCGGTACGTCTTGGGTGATGATGGTTTTTACATTACCAAAATGCACCCCGACCGTGATGATTTATATGAGTTCGAGCTAGCCGGACAAACAACGGGCGAATTAAACCTCGGAACGATACCTCATAGAGCATGGAAATATCGTTATAAGGTCGTCAATAATGGTTCGGTTGAATATGAATTCATCGGAAAATCTTCCGCCGGATTGAAATATAATGTTTCTTTTGGTTTTGTGACCGCGGAATTACCGTATGGCGAAACAGTACCAAAGGATATCATACTTTCAACAAATACTTTTGATTATGCGGGAACGGCTGTACTTAGTCAGTTAGAAGTTCCATTTATTGTTGAATTGACAGCGAATGCGCAACAAACGAATTTCTTTCTTGAAATTGACGGGCGACGGTTTACATATAATCACGTCCAAACGCCTATCCAACCGGGGAATAAGTTACAGCTAAAAGGGATAGAAACACGATTATTTACTGGTTCTATTGGTGATAATGTCAATAATCGGACGAATTTTGAGTATTTCGTGATTAAACCAAAAGCAAATAAGAAAATCTCGTGGGCTTCAAATTTTAAAGGCACAATCAAGATAATCGGATTTAAAGAGTTATACAAATAGGAAGGAGGGAGATCATTGCTTACATTTTATAATGAGCACGGCGAAGGTTTTGGAGCACAAGTTGAATTCACGGTCAAAAATGCTGTAAATGGTGAGCGTTCAGTTTCAGGAACTATTATTTCAAATGATAGAGTTTTATCTGGAATCGATAGGGGCTGGAAGTTTGAACTTGACGGTGAATTTTATACTATCGTTTATGCGAAGCCTCAAGACCAAGGGCACAATCTTTCCGTTTCCTTCGACGCCGTTCACCAATTCTTTTACGACTTCGGGCACTCGAATTGTTATACAGAATTCAACGGATCACATCGTTTTGAAGTGTATATTGAAGCCATCTTTAAAAATAGCAGTTATCGATATCATATTGAGCCAAGCGTAAGAGTGAATTCTATTCGTAAAGAGAATTTCGGAAATGCCAAGCGTTTAGAAATGTTTAAGGACATCATAAAAGCTGCTGGGCTTGAGTTCTCAGTTTCCGGGAAAGTCGTCTTAATTACTAAAAAAATCGGCTCGGACTTATCGACAGTCGTCCGAAAAAATTTCAATATGAATGAATTAGTGATTGAAAAGAATATCAACAAGTTCATTACATATAAGCGCGGGCTAGGTGCATGGAAGGATGAAGAAGACCATAGTAAGGGACGATATACATCCGAATATGAGAGTCCACTCGCTAGTATTTACGGACGCATCGAAGGCGAACCGGTAACAGATGAACGCTATAAAGATACCGGCAAGTTGTTAGAACGTTTAAAATCCGAGGTGGATAACTCATACTCGATATCAGTCCAACTCGATATGGAAGATTTAACCCGAGCCGGTTATCAATATACGCAACCACGGGCCGGTGATTATATCATGGCTATTAACGAAACGATTGGATTCCGTGAAAGAATACGGATTGTTTCGTTTGAAAGTTCTTATGACGTCACGGGGCGCTTGATTAATCATAAAGTCACTTGTAACGATATCGGAAGCGTTCAAAAACAAATAAGCTCTGAAAGCTCAATTATTCGCAGCGTGGGACAAAGTAAAGAATTCGCAGAAAGCGCTCTGGCAGTCGCTACAAAGGCGCTTGCTAGTGCGGACGGTAAGAATACGGTCTATTATGGTGCAACTAAACCGAAAGACGAGCCAATCGGAACATTAAACCGAGGGGATATTCTTTACTTAACGGCTGGCGAAAATACAGAAATGTATATCTGGAACGG